GAGGACGAGGAAGAACAGGAGGGAGGTGAATAATCATGGCAAAGAAAAGACGTTTTGATTTCACAAAAAAGAATAAACGCAGCGGAAAAGTTGAAAATGTCGGCTATTTGGATTTGGAACAGGACGAGGAACAGAGCAGATGTTCCTTGTATTTCTACGGTGACATTGTATCAGCAACATGGGAATCCATGTGGTTCGAGGAGGACAGATGCCCGCAGGACATCGCAGATTTCCTCAACCAGTTGGATGGGTATGAGGACATCGACATCTATTTCAATTCCGGTGGCGGTGATGTATTCGCAGGACTGGCAATCTATAACCAGTTGAAACGATACTCCGGACACAAAGTCGGATATGTTGATGGAATGGCTGCGTCAATCGCATCTGTCATCATGTTCGCATGTGATGAACTGCATTTTGCGACAGGAGCACAGGCGATGATTCACAAGCCTTTATGTATGGCATGGGGCAACGCAGACGATTTCAAAGAGGTCATCAAACAACTTGATTTGTGCGAGGATTCAATTCTCGACGTTTACGAGGAACACTTGAAAGAGGGTGTGACGAGAGACAAAATCAAGTCTTTCATGGCGAAAGAAAAGTGGTTCAGCGGTGCAGAACTGGCAGAGTATTTCGACGTTTTGATTGATGAAAAGGCAGCAGTCGCAGCGTGTGCATCCGACTATTTTGAAAAATACAACCATGTTCCGGAGAGCATCAAAGGAACAGCCACAAAGGACATTGTCGATGCGGTGCTTGCGGAACTGGAGAACAGGAACAATGCAGCAGCAGAGGCAGAGAAACAGAGAATCGAGGCAGAAAAGCAGGATATTCTTGCAGACCTCGACATGTATGGAATTTAAGAAAGAGAGGACATGATTCATGAACAAGGAAATGCAGAAACTGTTGAAAGCAATCAACGACAAAAAGAATGAGGTCAAGAGTCTTGTGAACGATGGAAAACTCGACAAGGCAAAGGCAGCAAAAGAGGAACTCAAAGAGTTACAGGAAAAGTTTGACCTCCTGTTCGATTTGGACGAGGAGGAACATGAGGAGATCGAGGACAAGGTGGCGACGGGAACAGCAAAGACCATCGGGGCAAAAGCAGACAAGAAAAACCTCGTGAAAGCGTTCGTCAATATCGTCAAGTGCGGATTCTTAAAGAGAGAACCGGACGAGGGAGATGTCAAGGTGTACAAGGATGCGTTAAGCACAGACACCACAAAGGGAGACGATGATGAAATGGGAATCGGTGTCACCGTTCCGGAGGACATCAGAACAGACATCATCGAGTTAAGACGTTCAGAGGACAATCTGGAGCAGTATGTCAATGTGGAGGGAGTGACCACAAAGAGCGGTTCTCGAAACATTGAGGTCGATGCAGATTCCACTCCGTTCGACAATGTGGACGAGGAGGCGGATTTCCCCGACATGGATGAGCCGAAGTTCAAAAAGATTGTGTATGCAATCAAGAAAAAAGGTGGCATCTTAAAAATCACCGCAGAACTGTTTGAGGACACCGCAGCCAATGTCATGGCATACATCAACAAATGGATTGCCAAGAAAACAAAGGCGACAAGAAATGCGATGATTCTCAAGGTTGCGGACGAGATGACAAAGGGGAAAGAGGTTGTGATTTCCACAATCGACAGCCTCAAGGACGTGTTCAACGTGGGTCTCGACCCTGCTATCACAACCGGAGCAATGGTCATCGCAAATCAGAACGGGTACAACTACCTCGACAAGTTAAAGGATAAGGATGGAAAGTACATTTTGCAGCCGAATCCTACACAGCCGACACAGATGATGTTGTTCGGTAAATATCCGATTGTCAAGGTGTCAAACAGGATTGTGAAATCTGAACCAGTGTACTCACCTGCGTTCACAATCTCCGGTAGCAAATTAGCAATCGACGGAACAACCACAGCAATCGACGCATCAGCAACGTCCGACGTAACAGCATGGAAAGTCGTGAAAGGAAAGTATGTTGTAACTTGCAAAGGACAGGAGCAGGAAACGACAGTCGATGCAAAGGTGTCCGCATACAAGCATCCTGTGTATATGGGCGACTTAAAAGAGGCTATCACATTATTTGACAGAAATGTCATCACCATCGACATGAACGACAAGGCAGCAGGTTTGTGGGAGAAAGACATGACCGGAATCAAGGTTCGTGACCGTTTTGACGTGCAGCCTGTTGATGATGGAGCAATCATCAAAGGCAACATCACGGAAGTTGTGCAGGGATAAGAAATGCAGCAGGGCGGGAACACCCGCCCTGTGATTGAAAGCAGGTGAATGAAATGACGGACGAGGAAAAGAAAGAGTATAGAGACAAACTGGTTGAGGACTGCATGAAATACAATCACATCGACTATGACGACGACAAGGACATTGTCGAGACTATGGTTGAGGCGATTGCATCAGAGGAGTTGATGGAACTGATTCCGAATTTCGACCCATACAATTTGACCGCCCGTCAGAGATTGCTTGTATATTCTTTCGTCAAGGAATTGTACGACCACAGGGAGAAGTATCAGAACGGTACACAGCAACTCACAAATGCGGTCTCAACCATGCTACTCAATGAAAAGTATGGAGGGAGCAGTGAATGACCGGACGGGTGAAAATAATCAGAGTGACCACAGAAATCAAGGCGGGCAGGAAAGAACCGACAACAGAGGTGTTTTATGAGTGTTGGTGCGATGTTCAGAGTTTGGGAACAAATGAGAAATACACAGCACTGCAAGCAGGTCTTGAGAACACCATTGTTTTCAAGGTTCGGAATTGCAAGCGGATGAAAGAGGTCAGAAAGAAAATGAAAGAGTTCTATGCAGAGTATGACGGAACACGATTCGACATCTATGACGCATCACCGATGTTCACAGATAACGGATGGGTGCTTGTGAAATGTCGTGCGGTTGCATAGGTGTCACATTCTGACACGGAGGTGAGGACATGAAAATTGACATGGAGTTCAAAGGACTGGAGGAACTGGTGAAAGCGTTTGAAAGTGCTGCATCGGATGAAGATATTGCACAGGTAAATAAAACGATCGCTGAAAAAGGTGAACCGGTTGTACAGAGAATCATGTCCGGAAAAATCCCAAAGTCAAAGGACATCAAAAAAAGTGGGCGAGGGTTCGGTTCAAAATCATCCGTGTCCGCACATGCAGCAGATGAAATCCCTATCGGGAAAGTAAAGGTGAACGGTACGGGAGCGACAGCAGATGTCGGATGGGAAAAGAACACACAGGACGAGGGCGGTCATTTCTACGTCCGTTTTATTAACTGGGGAACGATTTACAGACCGCCACAAGAGTTCATATATGCAACAGGCAGGGAGGCAGATGCAGAACTGCAAAAGATAGCAGAACAGGAATATCAAGCGTATTTAGACAGGACAGTGGGGTGATAAGCATGGACAGCAGTCCGGACATTATAAAAGACGCATCAGACGCACTCAAGCCGATAGAGGACAGAGGAATCACCGTGATGCAGGGGTGGTATGACAAAGACCTCAACAAATGTCATGTGACATTGTGGGATTTGGGCGAAACCGATGACAATTTTTCGGATGATGATGCGGAGGGAGTGACACTTTCCTTGCAAGTCACCATTTTCTCAAAGGAGGACGAGGTGGAACTGGCAAGGGAAATCAAGTCTCTCATGAAAGAGAATGGGTTCTCATTCGAGGGGAGAAACGGAGACGATTCAAAACCGGAAGATGGAATCTATATGAAAGCACAGCGATTCACAAAATATTATGAAAGCGAGGAAAAATCATGAGCGAAACAGTAACACAGGTAAATGAAACCACACAGCAGATTGTAAGGAGTAGAACTTGCGGTCTGAAAGATTTCTACATCGCACTGGTGCAGAGCAATACTGCAACAGCATACACAGCCGGAACTCCGGTGAAATTAGCGAGGGCAATCAAAGCGAAAATTGATGAAAAGTGGACAAGTGAGAAAATCTACTCCGACGATAACACCGAGGAGGTCATCACCTCATACGAGGGAACAGATGTCGAACTGGAGATCAATGCTCTTGCACCGCAGGACAGAGTGATTCTGTTCGGGCAGTTGTACGAGAAAGGATTCTTGAGAAAGTCATCTGACGACAGAGCACCGGAGGTCGCTGTCGGATGGAGAGAAAGAAAACTCAACGGGAAATATGAGTTCAAGTGGCTTTATGTCGGAAAGTTTGCAGAGGGTATCAGTGAGGAGGCAAGCACTAAAGAGGGAAAACTGTCACCTACAACCAAGAGCATCAAGGGCAGTTTCTACGAGCGTAGCATCGACAATCTGTATGAGGTATCTGTTGATGAATCCAACCTTGTAGCAGAGGACACGGATGCAGCAACAGCAATCAAAGACTGGTTCTCAAAAGTGCAGGAAGCACCGGACGCAACAGCGTAAAACAAGAGAGGATATAACAGGAGGATAATTCAATGAATAGAAAAATTATCGTGAATCATAAAGAGTTCAAAATGGAGAAAATGTCTGCGGACACATACATGGAATATCTCGAACTTGCAGAACAGATTGACGCTGCGACATCCGAGAGAGCGTCAAAAAGATACTCACGACAGGAAATTGAGGCGATGATGTTGTTCATCTGCAAAGCATACGGAAATCAGTTCACGGTTGACGAGTTAAAGGATGCAGAGAGCGGACTGGATGCAGCAGGAATCGTCATCGAGTTCAACATGATTGACATGGGAATCGCAGAGGAAATGAACAAGAGAATGGACAAGATGATGAAAAATTTTCAGAGTGGCAAGTGATTCCGGAAATAACAATCACTTGCAGCACAGGAAAAGTATTCATCAATAACATAACGGTTGAGCAGTACAAGAAATATGCTGCACTCATGGAGAAAAACGGTTCGGACAAAATAACGGATGCACTGTTTTTCAACAAAAGAATTATTCAAGAGATATTCGGAAACAGGATGTCTCTCGATGAACTGGGTGAGGTGGATGTCATTGAATTTCTGACAGCATCAAAGGGGATTCATTTCATCATGCAGGATATTGTTTCCGATGCGTTGCTGAACATTGTCGAGACAGAGCCAATCGAAAGAGAGACATCTGCGTTCGACGAATATGACCGTGAGAATGGGTATGAGGACGAGGAGCAGGAAGAACAGAACACATGGAAGATATGCGGAGAAATCGTTGACCGTGTGACAAAAATTGCGATTCGGCTCATGCGGGAATCATACGGGCAGTGCATGAAAGAAAATATCATTGAACTGCTGAAATATCTGAAATTTGAACTTGAAACGGTGAACGAGAACACATAACACAGAGAGGAGGAGAACCGATGGCACATACAAGCGTGAAGATTTCAGCAAATTCGTCTGATTATCAGTCACAAATGAAATCCGCTGCGTCACAGATGAAAGTGTTATCCAGTGAGTTCAAACTGGCACAGACGCAAGCAAAAGCGTTCGGTTCGGCAGCAGACCAACTCAAGGCGAAAGCCGAGAGCCTCACTCAAAAAATCACTCTGCAAAAGAATATCGTTCAATTAAACAGTGAGCAACAAGCAAAACTCACACAGAAACTTTCAGACCAAAAGACAAAGCAGGAGGAATTGAAAACAAAGGTCGAGGCAGCAAAGAAAGCCTATGAGGATTCAACAAAGGCGACCGGAGCAAATTCAGAGCAGTCAAAGGCACTGAAAGAGGAACTCGACAAACTGGAGCAGGAATTTAAGGCAAACGAGACAGCAATCGGAAAGACGGAGACTGCTCTTGCAAATCAGACCACAAAGACGAACGCATCAAAAGCATCACTCGTCGAGATGGAATCTGAACTCGAAAAAGTAAACAAGGAACTGAAAAATCATAAACTGAATGAATTTGCAAGCGGTTGTGACAAAGCAGGACAAAAGATGGAGAGTTTCGGAAAGAAAATGTCCGTCGTTTCTGCGGGAATTGCTGCAATAGGAGCAGCATCAATCGCAGCGTTCAAGGAACTCGACGAGGGATATGACACGATAGTGACAAAGACCGGAGCAACCGGAGAGGCACTGGAGGGATTGACCGCATCTGCGGACAATGTTTTCGGAAGTATGCCGGAGGACATGTCAACGGTCGGAGAGGCTATCGGTGAAGTAAACACGAGATTTCATTCGACAGGAGAGGAACTGGAGAGCCTGTCAACGCAATTCATTCAGTTTTCGAGCATAAACGGAACGAATGTGACACAGTCTGTTGACCAAGTGGACAAAATCATGAAAGCGTGGAACATAGACACATCACAGACGGGGAATCTGTTGGGATTGCTGACATCAAAAGCACAGGAGACAGGAATTTCCGTTGACAAACTCGAAAGTTATGTACTGGATAACAATTCAGCGTTCAAAGAGATGGGGTTGTCATTACCACAAGCAATCAATTTGATGGCTCAATTCGATGCGAACGGTGTTGATTCTACGACAGCACTGGCAGGACTGAAAAAGGCATTGCAGAACGCAACAGCCGAGGGAAAGTCAATGGATGTCGCACTGGAGGAGACAATCGGCAGCATTAAGAACGCAAAGACGGACACAGAGGCTTTACAGATTGCGACAGAACTGTTCGGGAAAAAGGGTGCTGCGGAAATGGCGACAGCAATCCGAGAGAACAGAATTGACCTCACAAGCCTGTCATCCTCAATGTCGGAATATGGAACGACGGTCGAGGACACATACAACGGAACACTCGACCCGATTGATAATGCAACAATAGCGATGAACAATGCAAAACTGGCATTGTCAACACTGGCGACAACAGCACAGACCGCAGCAGCACCAGTCATCGAAAAGGTGACGACAAAGATTCAAGAACTGACAAAGTGGTTCACCTCTCTTGACGAGGGGCAACAGCAGACAATCATCAAGGTCGGTCTTGTGGTGGCTGCGGTGGGTCCTTTAGCAATCGGATTCGGAAAAGTAGCACAGGGAATATCGACGACAGTGAAAACAGGTCAACAGTTTGCATCGTTTGTCGGAGGAATCATCGCAAAGATAACAGCCAAGACAGCAGCAACCGCAGCAGGAACAGCAGCAGACACAGCAGGGGCAGCAGCGGAGGCAGCACATACCGCAGCAACAGCGACAGCGACCGGAGTGACTGGAGGAATGACGGTGGCACAGACCGCCCTCAATGCAGTCATGAATCTGTGTCCGATTATTTTAATTGTGACACTGATTGCAGGACTGATCGCAGCAGGAATCGCTTTATATAAAAACTGGGATAAGGTCAAAGAAAAATTATCCGAGTTGTGGAGTAACGTCAAGGAGAAATTCAACGCAATCAAGGAAACCATAACGGGAGCGTTCTCGAAAGCAAAAGAGGCGGTCACGAATAAGGTGAACGAGATAAAAGATTCGGTTGCGAATAGTGCAGTCGGACAAGCAGCGACAAAGACGTTTTCAGCGGTGAAAAATACTGTCACAAAGTTCATGGGGGCAGCAGTTGACACCGCAAAGGAGAAACTGGGGAACATGAAAACCGCCTATGAGGAAAACGGGGGCGGTATTAAAGGAGTAGTTGCAGCAGGATGGGAGGGAATCAAAGGCTATTACACAGCCGGATTCACGTTCGTTGATAATCTGTCGGGAGGAAAACTGACAGAAATCAAGACAAAATTCTCCGAAAAGACATCGGAAATCAAGACGAAAGTCTCCGAGGGTTGGGAGAATATGAAAACGACGGTCACATCCAAGATGACCGAGTGGAAAACAAACGCATCAAATAAACTGACGGAAATCAGAACCGATTTCACGACGAAGATTTCCGGAATACAGTCCTATGTGTCAACCGGATGGTCTCACATGAAATCGACGATTTCAACGACGATGCAGCAGTGGAACACAGATGCGAGCAACAAACTCCTGTCACTCAAGAATGATTTTACAAACAAGGTCGAGAGCGTAAAACAGGGATGGTCAACGAGGTTTACAAACATCAAGGACACAGCGACGAATCTCATGGAGACCGCAAAGACCAATGTTTCCACAAAACTGGAAAATATGAAATCTGCCTATAACGAAAAAGGCGGGGGCATGAAAGGAATTGTGTCGGCTACATTCACGGGCATCAAGGACACGATGAACTCACTCATGTCCACAGCGAACACGTTGACAGGTGGAAAACTCGACAGCATCAAGTCATCTTTCTCGACAAAATTGAACGGTGCTCTTTCAACGGTCGGTTCAGTCATGGAGAGCATACGAGCAAAATTCAGCGAAAAGATGGAATCCGCAAAGACAGCGGTCTCAAATGCTATCGACAGAATCAAGGGATTTTTTAATTTTGAGTGGTCATTGCCACATTTGAAAATGCCACATTTTAGTATATCCGGTTCGTTCAGTCTGAACCCTCCATCTGTACCGTCATTCGGTGTTGAATGGTACAAAACAGGAGGAATCATGACAAGTCCGACAGTGTTCGGAATGAATGGAACGAGGCTCATGGTCGGAGGAGAGGCAGGAGCAGAGGCAATCTTGCCACTTGCAGAGTTCTACACAGAATTGAACTCAATGCTTGACCGAAAGCTGAAAGCGATCAATCAGAATGTGAACGCTTTTATCGAGGTTCACAACTATATTGACGGAGACGAAGTGGCAAGCAGAACGACCGAAAAGGTCAGTGATAATCTTGCAATAGCAACAAAAAAACGGAGGTGAGGACATGAAAATTGACAGCATAGACATTCGGTCATTCGATGCAAAGCAGTTGACAGTTGATTTCGAGCCTCCGCAGACGGGGGTGACGGTGGAGATGTTCGACGGGGCATTGATACCGTCGGAATCCGAAACATACACACCATTGTCCGGACTGACAGTGACAGTCCTGTTCAGAGGAAAAGACAGAGACGAGGTTCAAAAACATGTCAGTGATTTCAATGCAGAGTTGCAGAAAGGTGTTGTCCTTACACTGGACGGGTACAGTCGCCATTTTAAGGCATATATGACGGGGAACTCGTTGAGCAAGACAATAACGAAAACACGGTACACAGCAGAGTTCAAATTCACGGGGTACTGGTTCAGCGACGAAGTGAGTTTGAACTGGCAGGGAGCGTATGAGGCAATATTTGAGGCACAGGGAAACAGGGCGACACCGTGCAGACTGACAATCACAGCAACGGAGTACATTGAGCAGTTAAGAATCAACGGTCTTTCCTGCGGTGAAATTATTATCGACACGATTCCGAGAGGAGCAACCGTCATCATTGACGGAGAAACAGGATTCGCAACGATGGACGGAGAGAACAAGTTCAAGGATGTGTCATTGATGGAATTTCCGTATCTCACAACAGGGCAGGAAAAGGAACATCATCTCATTTTCTCTGACAATAACGCACTTGTCACATTGCAGTATAAACCTATGTGGTTATAGGAGGCGGTCAGATGGATTTGTACAATGATTCACACGAAAAGGTGTGTATTTTATCCGGAATAAAAGAAACGTGCATCACAAGCACTCTCAAGACCGGAGATAAGGAAATCACATTCGAGTTCCGAAAGACAAACAGGTATGCAGCGGACATCAAAGAGGAGGGATATATCAGAACCGACACGGACGAATTTGTTATCAAGCAGGTCGAGCCGAGCGGGGAATGGTACAAATGCACCGGAACATTGAACGTCGAGGAACTGGAGGGCAAACAATATCCGCAGGGATTCGAGACTGTGGAAAAGACGGTCGATGAATGTCTAACAGAGGCAATCGACGGAACTGGATGGAAAGTCATCCGGTGCGATGTTTCCAAAAAGAGAACAATCCGGATAGAGCAGAACTGTTCTGCATGGGATGTCGCTCAACAGGCAATCACAACGTATAGATGCGAGATGGTGTTCGATTCTCTGAACAAGGGAATTTCGGTATATGAGAAATACGGAGAGGACAGAGGAGCATATTTCATTGAACGTCTGAACCTCAAGCGGTTGCAGGTGCAGTCAAACTCATACGACTTTGCAACAAGGCTCATTCCGATAGGGAAAGATGGATTGATGCTGAATATCGACGGGAAAAATTATGTTGAGAATCACCAGTATTCAAAGAAAGTGAAAACGATGACGTGGAAAGATGAAAGATACACGGATGCGGAATCACTGAAAGAGGATGCGGAGGCGAAACTGGACGAACTTTCCAAACCATACAGGTCGTACACAGCAGAAATCATCAATCTTGTTGAGGCGGCGCAGGACGAGGAGAAAAAAGAACAGTACAAAGAGGTGTTCAGTATAGCACTGGGAGACACGGTGCTGCTGATCTCCAAGTCAACGGGAATCCGTGAGAGCCACAGGATTGTGAAATTCTATGAATACCCGTTGACGAAAGAAAAGAACAAGGTCGAACTGGCAAACACAAGACTGTCATTCGAGGAGGTTCAGAGAACCGAGCAAGAATTGTCATGAGGAGGTGAGAAAATTGGAAATCATTAGACACATCAAAGTGGATTTGTATGGAGACACACAGCATTTTGCAGTCGCAGCGAAACAGATGGACATGGGAACACGGTACATCGGAGTGACACTCATGGAGGACGGTGTCGTGTATGAGATACCGGACAATGTGGAGGTCATTATCAACATGACCAAACCGGACAAGACACACGTTCACAACGATGGAGAAAAGTCCGGAAATGAGGCTCTCATTCCTCTCACAAGAGGCATGTTGCAGGTTCACGGAACAGCATTGTGTGAGGTGCAGTTGTATCAAAATGGTGCATTGCTGACGAGTGCGACGTTTGAGATGGAGATTTTTCCGTCACAGCGGGATGAATCGGAAATCATTCACTCCGGAGAATATACAAGACTGGAGAACACCATTGCAGCAGCGAGAGAGGCTCTGCAAATCGCACAGGACACACAGAACACCATTGATGCAGCAGAGGCGGTCAGACAGGCACAGGAGCGGTTGAGAGAGGCTGCTGAAAAGGCAAGAGAAATCAAAGAGAGCCGGAGAGAGGATGACACCGCAAAGGCGATTGCAAAATGTGTCGAGGCGATGGAGGCAGCAATCGAGCAGACAAAGAAATGTCTGACAGCGACCGAGGAGGCAAACAAAATCATCATCAGCCAGTCCGGTCTTGATGCGATACTGGCAGCAGTCAAAGACTATTATGAACGCATCAGAGAACTTGAGACAGACATCAACATCAATGTGGATGGAGGAACACCAAAATCAACCGACCTCCTGCTTGTCAAGGGAGGAACACCGTTCACGACCGATTATGACAAGTATATCGCAGGAACGTCACACACAATTTGAGAAAGAGGTGAAAAAGAATGGCAACAGCAACAATCACTCTGAAAAAGGGAACGACCGCAGAGTGGACGGAGAGCAAGAGGGTTCTCGATGATGGAGAACTGGGTCTCGAAACCACGACAAGCGGTCACAGAATCATCCGAATCGGTAACGGTTCGACCGAGTTCATGAGCCTCCCTGTCGCATTTGACATCGAGGAGGTCAGAGAAATCAAGACCGGAATGGACAAAGATGCAAAAACGTACCATGACGACATGGTCAAAAAGGGAACAGAGTTGCTTGCAGAAATGAAAGCACTGGCAACGACTGTCGAACTGGAGGACGATGCGACACAAATCAAGTATCGAATGGGTATCTCAAACGGTACGTTGTATTTTGAGGAAATCACAAAGGAGGCAAGTGAATAATGGCAGCAGGTGACAGAATATTCATGGCGAAAGAATCCACGTCGCAGGAGATTCTTTCCAACACAAAGAAAATTATCGAGGACGCAAAAGCAAAACCGAAAAGATACGGAATGAGAATCAACCTCCTCGACAGCAATCCGGCAACCCGTGTCAAATATCTTTACGATGCGGTTGGAATGACACCCGCAGGAATGAATTTCGCAGGAGGCGGGTTCGATTATGGAGACTGGGGAGATATTTGGTTTGTAAAGAAAAACCGTCCGGTCATGGTAAGAACTGACGGAACGGTTGACTATGAACTGAATCATGAAAACCATGCTCTCAAGCTGAACGGAGGAGCATCGGACATCACAAAAACATCATACGGTGGAAATGCAATGTCCGAGATTCCTCTGATTTGGGTCAAGAGATGGACACAGAACAATTATCATTTTGTTGTGTTCTGTGAGGAGCAGTACGATGACACATACAAAGCATACGCACACACCGACGCAGACGGAAATGTCCTGCCCGTGACATATTTCCCGATGTACGAGGGTTCGGTTGTCAACAACAGGATGCGTTCGCTCTCCGGTCTCACACCGACAGCGTCCATGACAGACGAGCAGGAGACGACCGCAGCAAAGCAGAACGGTGACAGATGGGATAAACAGTCATTTTCTGAAATCAACCTCATGTATGAAATGTGTACGATGATTACATGCAGCACAAACTCACAGGGCAAGTTTGGAAATGGAAATAGTCAGTCCGACAATTTCTTGCAGACCGGAACACTCAACGGGAAAGGACAGTTTTTCGGCTATACATCGACCACACAGGCAGTCAAAGTATTTTACTGCGAGAACTTCTTTGCGAACTACTGGAAACGTTTGAGAGGTCTGCTGCTTATCAACGGAGTGTATCATGTGAAAGCAGTTCCTCCGTACAACTCAACAGGTGCGGGGTACACAAACACAGGACTGACACCGTCCGGAACATCCGGAGGCTACTGTTCAAGAATGGAAATGGCATCCGACATCGGAAGAATCCCGACCGTTGCATCCGGAAGTGAGACCACATACGAATGTGATGGGTTATGGTTCAACAATACGATCGTTGCAGTTGCCCTGTTCGGTGGCAACCGGGGCGACGGGTCGGGGTGCGGTTTGTCGTGCTGGGCTGTGGGCAACCCTGCGACGGGCGTGGCCGCGCACATCGTGGCGAGCCTTTCTTGTAAACCGCCTGTTGCTGCTGCGTAAGCAGCGAGGGGGAACGGGGGAGATACTCCCCCGCAATAAAAAAGGGAGGTTCGGAGGGTTTACCCTCCGAGGTGTCCGGTATGACAAGGATTTTCCACGATGATGGAAACGGGAGGCACATCCGACACAAACAGAAAAAATTGTGATAGAATCTCCGACATGACAAAAAGATGACCTTGACATGACAGGGGAATCGGTGTGCGTCCTTGCCCTGTTCGGTGGCAACCGTGGCAACGGGTCGAAGTGCGGTTTGTCGTACTGGAATGTGAACAACCCTGCGACGAACGTGAACACGAACATCGTGGCGAGCCAATCTTATCAAATTATGGAGCATTTAACCAAAAGCACACCTTTTTCCTACACCGCAGGGTGTTGAAATACACCTAACCAGTGGAAATGATACCGATGCAGGCAGGGTCGAGTAAGAATATCAGAAAGACCTTGAGGTGATAAGAAAGATGGGAAAGAAATCCGTCAATAACCTGTACAAGCCTATGTTAGAACATAGCAATGTTGAGCAAAAATTTCATAAAGCAGCAAAAGGCAAAACAGAACGTCCGGACGTTGCGGTGATATTAGACCCGAACAACATTCAAAGACATGTCAATATTGTCATCGAGCAACTTGAGAACACAGCACCGGAGGGGTACGATGTGCCACATCCGGAAAAGGCATGGAAACCGACGAGACACGGAAAAGTCCGCATCAATGAGGGAACGAGCAGGAAAGTGAGAATGATTGAGAAACCACGATACAATTATGAGCAAGTGGTTCATCATCTTGTCGTTGCTGCATGTTATGACACATTCATGAAAGGGATGTATGAGTTCTCGTGCGGGAGCGTTCCGGAGAGGGGTGCCCACTACGGGAAAAAATACATCGAGAAATGGATTCGGCAGGATAAAAAGAACTGCAAATATGTCCTCAAGATGGATATTCGACACTTTTTCGAGAGCGTTGACCATGACATCCTCAAAGAGTGGCTCAAGAAGAAAATCAGAGACAAGAAGATGCTGCACATCCTCGAACTCATAATCGACGGGAGCGAGGTCGGATTGCCTTTAGGATATTACACATCGCAGTGGCTATCAAATTTCATGTTGCAGCCTCTTGACCATTTCATCAAGGAACAGTTGAAAGCAGTTCATTATGAACGATATGCGGACGACATGGTGGTGTTCGGAAAGAACAAAAAGGAACTTCACAGGATGCAGCAGGAGATTGAGAGATTCTTGAGAGAAAAGTTCAACTTGCAGATGAAAGGAAACTGGCAGGTGTTCCGGTTCGATTACACAGAGAAAAAGACCGGAAAGAGAAAAGGGAGACCACTCGATTTCATGGGATTCCAGTTCTATCACGACAAGACGATTCTGCGGGAAAGCATCATGTTGAGTTGCACACGGAAAGTCAACCGTGTCGCAAAGAAAGAGAAAATCACATGGTACGATGCAACCGCAATTCTGTCATACATGGGTTACTTGAGCAATACAGACACATACGACATGTACCTGCAAAGGGTCAAGCCTTATGTGAATGTTAAGAAATTAAAGAAAATAGTTAGCAAACATTCAAAGCGAAAGGAGCGAGAAAAACATGAAAGAATGGAGAGAAGTGTTCGGAACGGAGGCAGAACAGCCGGAAGAGTTCGACACAACAGCGTCACCGACAACGGTATATCAGAGACGCAATATCAAGAAAGCAACGAAAGAGGATGCAGACGGAAAGAAAATCACCGGATGGCAGCGAGAGGAGCGTGAGATGTCACGGGAGGAATATGACAGATTGACGCTCATGCAGGAGGTTGTTGCATCCAACACAACAGGAATCGTTGAATCCGTGACACAGTTTCAGAAAGATGCAGTCATCGACGAATACACACAACAGTTGATTGAGGAGGGGTTGATTTAATATGAAAATGCTTGTCGAAAGTCTGAAAAGAATGTACAAGAAAGGCACTCTCACCGAGGAACAGATCGCAGAGCGTGTCACAAAAGGAAGTATTTCAGCGGAGGAATATGAATACATCACGGGAGAAAAATATTCCGGTGGTGAGGCAAAATGACACCGCTTGAAATAATATCACGGTTGTGCGAGATAACGGAGGAGTTGTCCGGAATCGTGAAAAAGCAGCAAGAAATGATTGAACGCTCAAAAGTGGAGGAGGGGGTCAAAGAGGAACTCCGGAACATGGTCAATGAGGCAGACGGGAAACTGGATGTCCTTGAGTACCACATGAGACGATACTGCGACACCGACGACGTGGGAGCGTTCGGAAAGGAGCAGCCGAGTGACGATTGAACTCTCATTGTTGTTGAGCGGGATTTCCGTCGCATTTGCAATCTTTTTCGGGATTTCCAATAAAAAGCGGAATGATAAAAAGGATGCAGAGCAGGAGACGGAGGAACGTGCGACAGCGAACACACTAATGATGACAAAACTGGAGAACATTGCCAACGATGTCAAAGACATCAAACGTGACTACAAAGAGACACGGGCAGAGGTGCAGGATTTACACGACAGGGTTCTCATAGTTGAGCAGTCATTGAAATCGTATCACAAGAGACTGGACGGGATGAATTTGAACATTAAGACCGACCAATAACAGGAGGGCGGGAACAGGCAAGAATCAACCACATAAAGGAGGCAACAAGTGAACAAAAACAGGATGACAAACGCAGAGCGTCGCATGTATTTCCGGCATAAAAGAAAATTGTACCGGATGGAACAGCGGGCAGCAAAGCGGAAAAACAAAGTCTCCGGTCAGTTCATGAATCGTGTTGTTATCTGTATGATTCTTGCAGCATTTATCTACACAGTCGTGGCGATTATAGTGTTTGTGAGAGTGGGTGCTGAACCATCAACATTGACAGAGAATGTATTTCGATTCCTGTCAGTGGAGGGCGGTGCGATGGCACTCATTAAGTCAGTAAAGACGGTTACAAAGAAAGATACAGGAAAACAGCACGAGAACGAACCGGATGACATCAATGCAGACAATAATGAGGAGGTGCAGGGATGAAATTCATCGTTGAAAATTGGTTTGTTATCGTGGCAATAGCAGCAGTGGGAGGCTCTATCGGGTACGCAATTTATTCTTTTGTGAAAATGCCATCTGATAAGCAGTTGAACAAGGTCAGAGAGTGGCTCTTGTATGCGGTGACAAAAGCAGAAAAGGAACTAGGAGCAGGAACAGGAAAACTCAAACTCCGGTATGTGTACGACATGTTTGTGGCAAGGTTTGAGTGGCTTGCAAAGGTCATCACATTCGACATGTTCAGCATGATGGTGGACGAGGCTCTTGAGCAAATGAGGACGATGCTTGACAGCAATGAGGCGGTGCAGAAACTCATTGCGAACGAGGCAGGTGAGGGCAGTGAGTGAAATTGAGGTTTTCATGTCACAGCACTGGAGCACGATGGTGACGGTGTACATCATCGGGGCAGCAGTTACATTCGTTTTGACGTTTGTTATTTTTTGGATGCTTGAAAGGCAGTCCGAAAAAGAGGAGCGGGAAAAAGAGTTGTTTCCGGAATACTACGAGGAACAGGAAACGAAACAGGACAGAATCATGGTCAAACTGACATTTTTCATTTTGTCGGTATTGGTGGCGGTGATATGGATAGGAGTTCCGTTCATACTGGCTTTTATATTCATTATGTCAGTGATAGATGATTCCGGAGATAAGAAACAAAAGGAGGAAAAGAAATGATTTCAAATTGCGGACACGACGAGAGAGGAAAATATTCCGGAGGAAAAGCCGGAGATCAGACGGGAACAGAGTGGCAGGTTATAAACTGGTATAACAGACCGTGGAAATGCGTTCTCCGTCATCCGGATGCAACAACGAGAAAACTCATTGCACAGATGGCAAAGGCAGCAGCAGTCAACAACATGGTCGGATATTGTCAGTCGCACAGGGGAACGTTTTGGACGAACCTTGCGGATTCAAATTTCGACCCTGCTCAAATCACAGTTCCGTGTGAGGCTGACTGTTCGTCCGGTGTTGCTGCAATCGTAAAAGGTGCAGGATATAGACTGAAAAACGAGAAACTGAAAAGCGTGAGCACTGCATGTTATACCGGAAACCTGCGGAAAGCACTCAAGACAGCAGGTTTCGAGGTGCTGACAGATAAAAAATATCTGACATCAGATGCGTATTTGCTTGAGGGTGACATTCTGTTGAATGACGGTGCTCATGTGGCGACAAACCTCACCAATGGAGCAAAGGCATCCGGAGGAGGTGCGTCACAGACAGTTCCAATCAAGAGCAACGTGAAACTGGAGGCAGCGAGAGGGTATGACAAGAACCTTGCAGGAACATACAAGGTCACGGGAGCAGATGCGTTGAACCTGCGGTCGGGAGCAGGAACGGGAAAAGACAAGACGATTTTGACAGCCATGCAGAGCGGGGAAACATGTCAGTGTTATGGATATTACACGGACGTGTCCGGAGTGAAGTGGTTGTATGTAGCATATAAAAACGTGGTGGGATTTGCGTCGAGCAAATACCTCAAAAAGTAGCAGAGGAGGGCGAAAGCATGTTATACTATTTAGGCAAAGGAACGGAGTTCAAAAAAGAGGACTGCAAGGAATATAAGACAATCGAGGGAGCGTTGAAAGCAGCAGCAAAAAACGAGGAACTGGTTGTGTGGGATGAAAACGGAAACGTCATCGGCTCACTCACGGACAATGTTCCGGAGGGAGCACTGGAGACAAATCCCGACGGTAGTGTGAACACCTACAATGCGGACGGGAACAAGGTCGGCACAATGACCGCAGAGGAACTCAAAGCAGCAACAACTTTCACCGATGACGAGAGTGCAGAGGGGCAGCAGGGCGACGCAGGAGCGTCTACAGACGACGGAAACGGAGGCACTGGAGGAAATGCACCAGTAGAACCGAAAAACGGGCAGAATGGGGCAAATAGCGAGCAGGAGAACGAACAGCAGACCTCCGGAGACGGTGACGATGTAGCAGGACAGCAGACCTCCGGTGATGGAGACGATGCAGCAGAGCAGGAGACATCCGGAGACGACGAAAGCAAAACAGAGGAACAGGTGTCCGATTCTGACACAATCTATCCGGAAAAGACCACAAGAGCGATCGTTGATTGCGATGGTGCTCTGAATCTCCGTCGTTCTGCATCATGGGGCAATGAAAGCATCTGCGGACGTGCGGTGAGAGGTCAGTCATATTATATCAAGGCGATTCACACCGTAGAGGGAAAGAAAATGCTTGAGACTATCGACGGAATTTTTCTGTCCGGTCAGCCGGAGCATGTTCGCATCATTGAGGTGTAAGTTCCGGACAGGTGTGTTATAATAAAACAACGGGAGAACTCTCCGAGGGGTTTGAGTAACACACGGGTAACTGACAAAATCCTTGAAAAGACTTATTTTTCAAGGGTCGGAATTATCAAAGAGATAATTCAAGAGAATTTACAGACCCCGGAAATGCTTATTTTCCGGGGTTTTTTCAATAGTTCAATTCCCCTACCTGCCCTTGCATATCGGTGTCTATAACACTTATATGACACATATATGACACAATATGGTGTTTTGCACAAAGCTGTGTCTTCCGTAACACATTTCAAACAGGCTGAAAAGCTGATAAAATCAGGGGTTTCAGCGTTACGGAAGATATAAAAAAGGAAGGTGTTTCAACCTTCCTTTGATAATTTCCACATATACCTTAATTCATTCACAGAATTGAATTTCCAAACCTTGCCATCCTTAAAGGTGATACTGTGTCTTTCAACCACTGCAATATCTTTGAAGTAGCATTTGGGGACTTGCCATCTTAACAGCTGTTCATAAGTCTTGGAATCTAAAATCTTATTGTGTCACATAAATATGATATCATTATTTTAGGGGCTGTTCAAGAACATATTTCTTGATATAATATAAAGAAATGTGTATCAAAATTTAATTTTTATATATTTGATGGGGTGTGTATTATGGAAATAAAAGGATTAGATTTATCACCTACAGTTTCAATGCTAGATGGAATTCAGGAATCTTTGCAAGCAAATCAAAATGCAATGATTGCAAGTATGCGGTTGGCAAATCAGGCAAAGGAAGAGGAAAGGCAAGCTAATATAGAAACAGCAAGAAACACTGCTGAAATGAAGGATGATTTGAAAACTGTTATACATAATCAGAATGATTACATTGCTATGCTGAAAGAACAGAATGAATATATTAAGCAGGTGCTGAACAATATGTTTGGTTCAGCAGAAGATTCTATTATTGTTCAGAAGGAAATATTGAAGATAATGCAGGAATCAAAGCCGACTGATGGGATGGCAGCTGACAAGGGGCTTGATGTGATAATTCAGTTGGTGTTCAATGCAATTCAGATATATTTGAAATCTAAGGGTATAATGCTTTGAATAAATAATATAGGATAACTTTATAGCGTTGAACATTACACTTACATGACACAAAAGGTCATAAAAGCCTTATTTATCAATACTGTAAATTATCAAAGAGATAATATTTACAATCCAAAGCGTCTTATGGCGTTTCAGAAAAGTATGTTACACCCCAGAATTTCGGTTCTGGGGTGTTTTTTATATAAAATGTGATAGAATATATTATAATAGTTAAGTATTAGTGTAATTAAAAAGCTATTTTCGTATTAATTAGAATGGAGAGATGATTATATGACAACGGTAAGCACAAAGAGTGGTAGAATTATAAAAGTTGTATCCAGAGAAGAAGAGAAGAGTACATTGACTGAATCAGACAGTGAAATGGACGAAAGAGCGGTTGAAGCTGTTAAGGCAGCGATAAATAAAGCTAAGATTTGTAAGAAACCTATAGCAGGTTATGATAAAGAAAAAAAGCGGGCTTATGTAGAGTATGCGAATGGGGAAAGAAAGTATGCAGAATAGAAAACCGATGATTCTTGTATTAGCAGGACCAAATGGCTCGGGGAAAAGTACAATAACAACTTTTTTGATAAAGTTGGTAAATAATACTAATGCTTATGATGTTGTTGCGACTACAGGAATGAATAATATGGAAGCTGCTGTTTTGGTTGACAGGATGAGATATGAATCAATTGCCAAGAAAGAAGATTTTACATTTGAAACAGTCTTGTCATCTGAATATAAGTTAAACATTTTAAGAAAAGCAAAAGAAGAGGGATATTTTATAAAATGTGTATTTGTGTTGACAGTTGACCCACAAATTAATATTGCCAGAATAGAATCTCGTGTGGCAGCAGGTGGACATAATGTTGATAGCAGTAAAGTTATTGAAAGATATTATAAATCAATTAATAACATAAAAGAGTTACTTGATATATGCGATATTATGCATGTTTATGATAATACCAAATCACCAGAAAGAATTATTCGTAAGCATAAAGAAGAACTATCAATATATCCAAATGAATATTGGAGTGAACAGGATATATTAGGATTGATGGAATAATGTTGTTGTTATCTTATCTTGGAATACCAATACAATTTATTACACACCAGAATTTCGGTTCTGGTGTGTTTTTTGACATTAATTACA